ATTGAAGAAGATGGATCTTATACTTATGGAGATCGTACTAATATTCCTACATCTTGGATTGTAAAGATGACTAAAATTTAAAATAAATACCCACGTCAGTAATACATCCGATTTGGAATCATATTATTTTAAACAAGCCAGACAGTCTCCCATCTGGCTCTATCTTGGATAGGGGGATCCCATTAGTATGCTCCACCAAGAATACTTAAATACCTTTTGTAGTATACATATCATTTACTTTTTCAGCTTCTTGCTGAGCTTCAGATTTTAATGGATCTGTATATACTTCTTCTACTTTAATTGTAGATTGTTCTATTATACGTTTTCTTGTAGCTGTTATTTCAGCTTTAACATGATCTTTAGCATGTTCCAATACTTGGATTAACTTAGGAAAGTTTGTATGGTAAATACCATAAATACTTAAATCGTTAATTGCTGTTGCTACTCTTTGTAGACCTCTTTGACGTTTTTCTAGTCTCAAGATCTCGCTGTCTGGCATTATCATTATCTTCCATCTCCTTTATTTTACGTTTAAGTTTATCTATTTCTAATTGCTTTGCAGCAAGTACCATTTTAAGTGATCGTTCATCCATGTGTTCTCATTTCTGTTAGATGTGTATCTAACTGTTCGATTAATTGTTTATATTCTACAATCCATTCTTGTAAAATCAAGGAATGTTTATCATGTAAAAATCCACATGCAATAGCACCAGAAAGAACTTCTACAGATTCTTTAGCATCTGATAGTTCATTTTCTAGTTTATCTATTTCATATTTTTTACCTTTATTTCTAGATATAACTTCTAAATGTTCATCTTTAAGTTCAGTCATTTTACTCCTTTTTCATCAGCAGGTATTTCTACATCTGGTCTGCGTTGGTTTAATCTATCAACTTCTTTGTTAATAGCATTTTTTACAGTATCATATCTTAATTGTGTAAGTTGATGTTCTTCACGTTCTAAATCTAAATCTTTACGAAGTTTTAATACATCTTGTAAAGACTTTTTTAGTTTTGCTCTAAGCTCATCTATCAGCTCATGCAGCTTCATTGCTTCCTGATCTGTCATTTTTTATCCTTTTAATTATAGCTACATGACCTGCAATAAAGTCTCCTGGTATACATTGTCTTTTAGTTCTTTCTTGCCAAGCATACCAAGCTTGAGTAGCTTTGTTATTTTTAACTACAACTGGTTTTAGTTTACTTTCTTCATCTATATACATATCAAATGATTTGTTAGATATATTTTTATCATATCCTTTGGTTATTTCAATCATATCAGTACTTAGATGTTTATACATATCTTCAAATGTTGGTTTATAGTTTAATATGTAAGAATCTGTGCCTGTTTCTGGGCCTGACTCAGTCCATATAGCTTTCCATATTATAAGTTTATACATTATACCTCATCTATTGTTAATACATAGTTAGTGTTATCTATTTTAAAAGATATATCTGCAGAAGAAGGTTCTGATATACTCATACCAGCACCTTGTACTTTTGCTTCTAA